TAAAATAAAATTACTTGATTGGCAAACTGTTGCAGCACTTGAGGAATTTGATGATGCGTTTGGATTATTGGTTCAAATGCCAAATAATAAAGGTAGACTTTTAGATCCAAGTTCAATACTTCGTATCGCAGATGTTTATAAGTGTATGAAGATTGCAGTTGTTGATCCTTTATGTCAAGTGTTGATGAAACCTGTAGCAGATATGGGTTTTGATATCGCTGTAGGTAGCATGCAGAGATTTGGTATACCTATGGGATTTGGAGGGCCACACGCAGCATTCTTTGCAATAAGTGAAAAATATAAGAGAAAGATTCCCGGAAGAATTGTAGGGCAGTCGAAAGATAGTCAAGGTAATAAAGCACTACGGCTAGCATTACAAACAAGGGAACAACACATAAGAAGAGATAAAGCAACATCCAATATATGCACTGCTCAAGCACTGCTTGCAAATATGGCAGGTTTTTATGCTGCTTATCACGGTTCGGAAGGTTTGAAAAAAATAGCAACCAGAATATTAAAATATAGACAAGCACTACAAAAAGCATTAGCATGGTGTGGAATAGAAGTTGATCAGTCTGAGGGATTTGACACAGTAAGATTTAAAAGTTTTCTTGCTTTAGAAGGATTTAATGTTAGATATGAAGATGGACACACATTAATCACTTTAGATGAGTGCACTACACTTGAAGAATTAAAGCAACTTGTTGATTCTCAATTAGATATTACAAACAAATTTGATACCATAGATCATGTTATTGACTCGATTGGAGATTACCATTGGATTGGTATTCCAGAAAGAAATAAACCTTGGTTGACTCAAGAAGTATTTAATGACTATCATAGTGAAACAAATATGATGAGATACATTAATGAGTTAGTGCAAAAGGATTTCTCATTAGTCAATGGTATGATGCCACTTGGTAGTTGCACTATGAAGTTAAATTCTGCATCAGAACTAATGCCAGTATCATGGTCGGAGTTTGCAAATATACACCCATTTGCACCAGCATCTCAAGCGATTGGTTACGATATTATTATTAAAGAATTAAAAGGATGGTTGTGTGAGATAACTGGATTCGATTCTATATCCCTTCAACCAAACGCGGGATCACAGGGGGAATATGCAGGACTGTTAGCGATACAAGATTACCATAAGAGTAACGGTGATACAACGAGGAATGTTTGTCTTATACCTGAAAGTGCACATGGAACTAACCCTGCAAGTGCAGTCATGGCGGGCATGAAGATTGTTCCAGTTAAGTGTGATGAGAGTGGAAATATTGATTTAAAAGATTTGGAAAAGAAAGCAATCATG